TCACTTCCGAACTTAAAATCCTTTCTCGGTCTTCCCTGTAACCGGGTATCTATTCCGATAGGGTTCATTTCCGATAGCTGGAAAGTAAGGTGTTTAACATCCTCTGTTATATCCACCGCACCGCGTACCTCATTGAAGGGGTTATCCCTTGTCTTCGTAGCAAAATTTTCCACCAAGAACACCTTGTATGTTCCCAAAAAGTTTACTGTTATGAACTTGTAGCCCGTGAGAGCTACAAGTGTCCAGATATTTTCTACTAATTCATTCATTATCCAAATCTTTTAAAGTCATTCACATAAACCAAATAGTCTTTCTCGTAGAATTTCCATCCGTCATACATTCTGTCAAGATAATTTTTAATCATCCTCATGCAAGCGGCTTTCATATAGTTCTTTTTCTTGTTTCTTTTAAGATAAGCGTCCAGTTCCTCATAGTTGTATGTCTCATCCTCATTAAAGACTTTAGAGCCGTCAGTATCGAAATTTCTGATTTCGTTTATCTTCTCGTAAATGTTGTTCTTAAGTTCTTCAAGTGATTTCATAACCTTATCTTTTTTATTTGTTTGACTTATCATCTCTTAATCTCACAATGCAAAGATAAGATTATGTTATGACATACGCAAGTGCTTATGCCATTTTAACACTGTTTTAACATATCACCCACCGAAAAAGTCCTTAGTCATTTTATCCCTTTTAGTCTTAATAACCTCGCTAATACCGTCTTTTTCAAGACCTTTTTTATATCTATCTTTGAGGATAGAGGCTTTATTTTCGTTGGACTGAGAGCCGAAAGAAGCGAACGCCACGTTTATATCACCTTCACTTTCCGGCAATTCTTCCCGGTACCCCATCTGTTTTCCGCATACCTTACAATAAGGCACATTAATAGGCACGGTTCCCTTGTCGGTGTATTTAAACATAGGGTTCGTCTCTATGGTTTCCTTTCCGAACTCCGTGCATTCCTTGTTTTCACATTTCCAATATATCATCTTTCTTTGTTTTAATTGGCAATCCTTCCAATACCAAGGTTACACAATCCTCGAAGCTCATAACTTTTGCACCGTCTTCTTTCCACCTGTTGATATCTTCTTCCTCTTCTTCCGGTGTCGGTCTGAATATCTTCCGGCACAACTCCCTTTGATACTCTTCGTTCTTTTCTTTATTATCACCATACATTCGGCATTCTCCCAATGTATTATAATAATCTTCTTCCGTCATTCCTGCCTTAAAGCAAGCAACCTTTATTGCTGCATTAGGCGTTATAAAACTTTTTCTTATATATTCTTCCATAATATTATTATTTAAAATGTCTACGTCCATATTCAGCCATCAATAAGGAATCTGCAAAATTATCATCATCCTTTAGGCTTCTGTTTGTTCTTTTTAAACTCACATCCGGGAAAATACGGTGTGCAGCCACGATACTCATTTTCTTTACGTCCTTTACTGTCTTGGTACCATCGTTTTTTGTTACCATCTTTATACCCTTGTGCATGTCCGACTGCCATTTTTTAGGCGGTATCTTGGTATAGGGTAATCCGGCAATCGCACAGAAAAATTCCGGCACGCACGAATTATAACCGAACGTAAACGTTCCTTTTGCCGAAGAACCGTATAATGCGTGCACATCCTCTATTACAGCGTGCCGGACTTCATACCCTTCGACAAAAGCAAGAAGTCTGTTTGCTGTTTCTATCATGTCCACCACCTTAATGTCCTTAAAGATGGGTTCTGCTTTGACAAAGGTTCCATCTTCCGCAATCATTGATACAAACCCCTTTGTTCCGGGGTCAAATCCCATAAATACTTTCATGTTACACCTCCAGTCTTGATATTCCGTTTTCTTTTATTACTTTAAGTTGCTTTATCTCGTCATTAAGCTTTGGCACATGCGTAACAATCAATATAGATTGTTTCAAAAACTCCGTAGAAGCTATTATATTTTCTATACCCAAAGAATCGCTGCTTTCCAACACTTCGTCCAACAGTAAAAAATCCATACCTCCGTACTGTTTTGTCGCGTTAATCATACTTTGTATAGCAATGATAAGAGCCACTTCCACACGTGCCTGTTCACCGCCCGAATAAAAGAAAAAGCTTTCCATTTCATCACGGAAAACATAGGGTGTTATCTCCTCTTTCAATGTTCCGTTCGCGTTCCGTTTGAAACCTTCAATCATCAGACGCAAATCGCTTTTCATTTTCTTTAGTACATCATTGGCCGCGCTTTGGATATTCTTTATCTGCTCCATTGCCAGATACATCTTAAAGTCTTTAAAACGGCTATCCCATTGCTGTACTTTGAAAATCTCGTTTTTCTTGTCAAGAATTTTTTTGTTGCCTTCCTCTATGTCCTTGGAAAGTTTTTCTACCGCCTTTTCCTGGTCTTTGATAGAGGGTCTTTCCGCTTTCTGCTTTTTCAATTCCTCTATATACCCAGTCTTGGAATCAATGAGAGAACGGTTTGTCTCAACTTCTGAACGCATCTTTACAATGGAGTTTTCATATCCCTTTTTCTCGCGTTCAAGCTCCCTTATACGGTCTTCCACCTCCATCATCTTATCAACCACCTTTCCACGACGGACACGCAGTTTACGTTCTTCCTCTTCCGTTTCTTTTCTTACATCCTGGTATTGGGAGATAAGGTCTTCCAGTTCGTTTATAGAGGTCTCATATTCGTTTTTCTTTACTGTATTCTTATCAATGGCTGTTTTATAAGCCTCTTTGTCAGCCTCCAGTTCTTCAAAATCCTTGTCAGCATCCATAAAAAACTTATGATTGCAGTTAGGGCACACAATGACGCCAGAAAGCAATACTTCGACCTTCTGTAATTTCTTCTCATAATCAGCTAATTTCAATGCGTAATCTTTACGCCTTTCTTCCTTGTTCGACTTGTCTTTCTTCAATCCGGCTATTTCCGTGTCTATCTCCTTATAAGTGTCCTTGTAAACATCCATATCGAAGTTTTCAAGCTCCTTGTTTACTTCTTCTTTCAGTTTTACAAGTCCTTCAATATCCTTGTCTACACCTTCGATATTCTTTTCCGCTTTGGGAATACGCGTCTTTACAAGGTCTTCATTAAGAATTTGTAAAGAATATATTTCTGACTGAATCTCACCTATAATACCCTTTTTCTTTTCTTCTGGGTCTTCGCTTAACACTTGCTGTATCTGTTCCTCATAGGCTTGTTTCTTGCCTTCCGCAACATTTTTCAAGCATTCTTCTTTGTGCAATTCTTGTTCCAATATTCCGACTTTTTCGGAAATCACACCTTTTGTCTTGTCAATATTGGAGAAATTGATAAAACGGCTTATCAAAGCAAGCTTTTCCGTATTGGAAGAACGAAAGAAAGACGAATAATTACCCTTGGTTACAATATAATAGGACTTGGCATCTTCCGGTGTAATCTCAATCCAGTTAATCACGTATTTGTTCGCATCCAGTACAGTAGCTACTGTTATAGGTGTCTCCGTATCATCTTTCTTTAGGGTCAGCGATACTTTGGAAGAACTTTTCAACGGAATTGTACGCTCAATTATCAGTGTTTCTTTCCGTTTTTGACAAAATATTTCAACCTTAGTATAGGCTTCTTTCGTTCCTTTACGTATCAGTTTCTTGTCTTCCTTTCCTCTTAGATTAACTCCATATATCGCGTAGAACAAACCTTGTGCATACGTACTTTTTCCGCTACCATTAGAAAGCTGGTCTTCCTCTGTCCGGTTCTCCCCAGTCACACCCAAAGTTTCTTTTGTAAAGGTGTAGTCAAGTTCTTCAAATGACAAAAAATTTCTTAATATCAATCTTTCGGGGTACATAATTTATCTGTCAATTTATTTTTAATTTCATTAAACAAATCCTTATCCGACAACGCTTTTTTAGCGTTATCCATTCCTTGTCCTAACCGTGTCTCGCCATAGTAAAACCAAGCGCCCTTTTTAGAACAAATCCCCTCCCTTATAGACATATCTATAAGCTCCTGTACCGTGTCGAATCCTACACCGTACTCTAACATTACCTGGCACACACGGAAAGGAGGTGCAATCTTATTCTTTACAACCTTTATTTGTGTCTTATTAGCTGTTGCCACTCCATCGGTCTTTTCCGTGCCTATACGGGCAAATTCGGCTCTTTGTGTAGCATAGAATTTAAGCGCTTCGCCTCCTGGTGTGGTTGTTGTAGGTCCGAATCCCATACCCCCGATTTTCTGCCTTGTCTGATTGATACATAGGAGAATGTTTCCGTTTTTCTTACATACGTTTTTTAGGATGCTTAGCTGCTGTGACATAAGGCGTGCAACAAGCGCTATCTTTGCATCTCCTGCCTCACCCTGCAAAACAGCTTCCGGCACCAATCCAGCAACCGAATCAAGCACTACCAATCCGATTTCCGGCACCTCCAGCATCTCACGCACGATTTCAAGCGCCTGTTCCGCACTATCCGGCTGCGACATTATCCACTTGTCGCGGCTTAAATCAACTCCAAGCGCTTTTGCATATTCCAGGTCAAGCGCTTGCTCTGTATCTACATATCCGACCGCTTTTCCAAGCGTTTTTTGTACGGATGCACTTAGATGTAATGCCGCAGAGCTTTTGCCGCTCGAAAATCCTCCGTATATTTCGTGTATTCTTCCAAGCGCAAAACCGCCTCCCAATATTTCATCTAATGCCATGCTGCCAGAAGACACAGTGTCTACCTTTATATCGTTGCCTACTACCGCTTCCTTTCCGAAGCGCTTTTCTATTCTTCCAAATAATTCTTCCAATCCCATTATAATACCTCCTTTAAAATTTCCATTCCTTCATTATAGGAGTAATCATTTTGTTTACAAAATTCCTTGAATTTGTCTGCAATATCGGAACCTGACAAAGCTTTGATTTCTTCTGCTGTCTCCACCTCTTCCGTTTCCAGTTCTACGGACTTAACTTTCACGTCCACACCAAGTTTTCTATATTCTTCCTTGTCGATAGAGGAAATTGCATCTTTTGTGCCCACGAATTCAACACGAATAAAATCTTCCTTGTTTTTCTTCTGAAAATCTTTTACAATCTTATCCGCTTGCTTGAAAGTCGTGTTTTCCAGATTCACGGTGACTTTTCTGTACCGTTTTCCTTTTGACGGAATAAACGCGTATGTCAAATCATCATCCAATAACCAAAACCCCTTTTTATCATCTTCCCCGAAATTGTTCTGGGTGATGCTTCCCAAGTGCACGATATTCTTTCCTATTTCCTGGAAATCGTGATAATGTCCAGAAAAGACCATGCCAAAATTTTTAAACAAAGAAGGTTTTATATCGCTTTCCACCTCGCTACCGTCATTGTTCCTGCTTCCCTGGAACGCGATATGCGTAAAAAGTACATGTGTCTTATGATTCTTTTCTTTCAGCACATCACCCATCCCTTTTAACCATATCGCATTGTCAAAAAACGGCATAAAATAGCATATTACACCGCCTATCTCGAAAGCGTCCAAATCAGTTATCAATCTGAACCCTTTATGATACTTGAACGCATCCAGAAACGACCTGTCCGAACTATAGTCACTCTTATCGTGGTTTCCAGGAATGCAATATACTGTGTGTCCCATCCTCGCGTACATATCAAGAATAGAGGAAAAAGCATTTAAGACGTCCTGCCTCTGTGATATACGGGAATCGAATATGTCACCAAGCCACACATGGTCGGTTATACCGTTGTCTTCCGCTACGTTCAATTCCTGCCTTTGCAATTCCGTTATTTCTTCGATATTGGACGGCTTCAAGTGCCAGTCTGTACTTATTATCATTTTCCCGGTCATAGCGCTGTCACCTTTAATGTATTGTCAAGATTTTTCAAAACATTATCTTTCTCTACTTCCTTGTCAAAATAGAAGCTCTCCCAAACATTGGAAATCTTCAAAGCGATTCTGAACTTCTTGGTTGACTGTGAATAACCCTCGTCATTGTATCTGCTGATAGAGGTAATCTTTATCCTCTTATTGTTTATCTGTACAAACATAATCTTACCAAATTAAATATGTTCCACTTAATCCCACAAACACATCAAAATCCTTATTGAATACTCCATATCCGGCACCTACCGACACACCGAAACCGAATCTTTTCTTTTTCTCCGGTTTGGTCCACATCGTGACATCGCCTATCTTTCCGGGCAATTGAGACGTTATCTCCATACGGTTATTGTCTCCTATACGTTGGTTTGTCAATAAAAACTTATTGGTTATATTAAAATTAATCTTATACTTTGCCAGGTGTGTAGCCCATACTTGCAAGTCATATCCCACCGTATCGGTTTCTTCCTTGAATGTGTAGAGGGTGTCCGTTTTCCTCAATTCGGAAACCTCTCTTTCCAATCCTTCATACTTGTATTTCCATTCAAATTCCACTGCCTCTACAAGTGCTTCTTTTTCCTTCAATCGGCTATACAACTCTTTGTTTTCTTTTTTCAATCTGGAAAAACTTTCAGAGTTGTAAATCTTCGTGTATCTGTTTAAGGAATCAGTATAAAATTCTACTTCATATAGCAACCTTTCGTTTTCCCTTGCCTTCTTGATAGATAGAAATAACAATACGAGTAATATTATCATCCCCGAAATGAGAATTATTCTGTAAAGATTTTTCATAATAATAGGAATAATGGAAGGGTAGAAATTACCCTTCCTTGTATGATTTATTTTGAAGTTCTCGCTTTCAAGTTTCTCAACCGTGATGCAATGGAATTAGGAACGCTTGCTGATGCTTCCCTTTCTTCAACTGCCGTATCTTCCGGTTTCGTCTCTTCTGTTCCTTTTTCTTCGTCTTCTGGCTCTTCGTAATCCTCAAAAGGCAGTTCGCCACCTTCCTGTGCAATGTCGTACCATTTACGGAGTTCTGCTACAGTCAACTCTTCCGGTAATTCCTTGTCTTCGTAGTTATCGGCAATGTAGGCACGGAGTTCCTTTTTGAGGTTCGTCAATGTAGGATAACCACCTGCTTTCTTTTCCGTCTTTGTTGGCTCTTCTTTCGGTTCCTCCGTTTTCACCTTCTTTGTCTCGGGGGCTTTTTTAGGAGCTTTCTTTTCCTTGATTTCGTCCTCTTCCGGAACCAATTTGTCAAGTTCTTCGAGTTTGTTCAAGAATACGTCGTCCTGGAAAATACCGTATGATTGTTCCTCGTCGATTCTTTCCAATCCTTCCAACTGCATATCCCAGTCTTTGCGTGAAAATACGTCCACATACATATCATCCAGGGTAGGGAGTTCTTCCATAATACCGAACACTTCGTCTGATACACGGTTTTTCGCAAAGAAATCGTCCCAAGTCTGGCGCTTATTAGCATCCGGCATTCCGCAAGTAATGTCGAAATTTTTCTTTTTGTTTTCGTCCGTGGTAACGTTAACAATCAACGGGTAACCTTCGTCCGGGTCAGAAAAAATGTCAAGATTAATTATTCCATCATCCGAACCTCCGGCACGTTCCATAGAAATGTTCTTCATTTTCTTCCACCAATCCGGGCGCAAATCAAGACGGTACACGTCATTTTCTGCCCATACATAAGCCACATAGTTAAGCATGGCCTTCATGCCCCATACCCACTGTTTCTGCTTGTTGCGGTAACCGCTGATGGGATAAAGGAATTTTGCGCGCTCGTCCTTGTCCTGGATATCGTTTGCCAGGTTATACACATGACTGATATAGGTCAATACTGCATCCTCACCGTTCATCCGGTTGCTGTGGATATCAGAAGTAAAGACGTCTTTTTGTCTAATTTCCTTCTTTCCGGTGTCTTTCCCGTCCTTATCATATACCGCACATTCGATAGGAAGTTTAACCGTCTTTCTCGGCATATAGGGTTTCCCTGTCAACGACGGCAATACGCGCAATACATATCTTCCGTCTTCGCTCAGATTAAAAAATGAGGCTCTGCCGCCTTGTCCAAAACCACCGCCCATTGTTGCGGCTGCTTTTCCTACTGTTTCATCAATTGATTCTACACTCGCTTTTTTGTACTTACTTCTATCAAAAGCCATAACAC